GTTATCTTCAATCAACAACCATGGCCTGTTTCGTTGTATAGTATCACGGCTACCTTCAAGCACTGCATTTTCAAAACCTTCAACATCAATCTTGATCCAGTCAACTGATTCAAAATTGAATCGATCCAGTGTGGTTAACTTCCCAGTGTGTTGTTCAAACTCTGGGTTTGGAACATACTCTGCTACTTGTTTGGTATGTCCACACTTGAGAGTTTGTAATTCAAATATTGCTGTTTGATCTCTATTGCTAAGACCCAAGTTATGCAATTCTACGTTGGTATAATTTTCAAGATTTTTTTGCAAGACTTCAAAGTTTTTGAGTACTGGTTCAAAACATATCACACGTTCAAACTGCTCTGCACTGGGCCTAGCAAAGATACCAATGTTGGCACCAATATCAATCATGGTACGTTTGGTGGGTATGTTTTGATACACATAGTATCGATATCGTTGTTGGTAGTGTACATCCACTACGTCTTGTAGGCGTTCACTGAAGAAACCATTTGGCGGTTCGGACGAATACCAGTGTGAGTTTATTTTGTGCATATATAACTATTTAATCACAATGAAGATCAGTCTGTTTAATAATTTTGGTGCTAAAAACTCAGTGCCAGTGTTCCATGCCATTGCCCAGGGTCTTGTGGCCCAAGGGCACACAGTAGTGTATCATGACACTACAGCTGATGTAGCTGTGATATGGAGCATGCTGTGGAGTGGGCGCATGCGACCCAATCATGAAGTTTACGAAGCATTCCGGCGCCAAGGCCGGCCAGTAATTGTTGCCGAAGTGGGTATGATACAACGTGGGAAAACTTGGAAGATTGGTGTCAACGGTACTGGTATTGGCAGTTACAACTTTGACAATCTTGTTCCCAATCGTGCAGCTACTCTTGGACTGAGTTTGAAGCCTTGGCGTTCGGGCACCAACATTGTGATTGCCATGCAACGTCACGACAGTGAACAGTGGCATGATCAGCCGCCAATAAATCAATGGTTAGAGTCAACAGTGGCAGAAATTAGAAAACACTCCAATCGACCCATTGTGATTAGACCACACCCAAGAAGCGGATGCCAGATACCGCCAGGATGCCTAATTGATCGTCCACATTTTAATGCAGGCTCATATGATGATTTTGATTTTGAACGTGTGCTAGACACTGCGCATTGTGTGTTGAACTGGAATTCAGGTCCAGGGCCTCAAGCCGTGATTCACGGTGTTCCTGCGTTTGTTGGACCTACCAGTCTAGCAAGTCCAATTGCCAACTGGGATCTGTCGCAGATAGAAAATCCCCCACGTGCAGATCGCACTCAGTGGCTAGAACAACTAGCGCACACCGAGTGGACTGTGGAAGAAATCAAGACTGGTTTGCCTTTTCAGCGCCTAGTCTTTTAAGATCAGCATCAACCATGTCACGGATCATGGTTTCAAAGTTGGTACGTGGCTGCCAACCCAACTGTTCTCTAGCACGACTTGAGTTGCCACACAGGCTGTAGAGTTCGGCAGGACGTTTGAATCGCGGATCACTCTTGACCAAGTGTTGCCAATCTTGAATTCCCACATGTTCAAATGCCACACGACACAAGTCGCTAATGGTATGTTGCTGGCCAGTAGCAATCACATAGTCACTGGCTTTTTCTTGTTGCAACATCAACCACATGGCTTCCACAAAGTCACCGGCAAATCCCCAATCTCTAGCACTGTCTAGATTGCCCAGAGTAACATCATCTGCCAGGCCCAGTTTGATACGTGCCACTGCGTCTGTGATCTTGCGTGTGACAAATTCACGACCGCGCAAGGGCGATTCATGATTGAACAAGATACCTGAACAAGCATATAGGCTATAACTCTCACGAAAATTAATGGTCATCCAATGTGAATACAACTTGCTCACACCATACGGTGAGCGTGGGCGGAACGGTGTTGTTTCACCTTGCAGGCCAGGTTCAGTAGCATTGCCAAACATTTCGCTAGTGCTGGCTTGATAAAAGCGAGCGTTGGGATTGTGTTGGCGTATTGAATTCAACAAGTTCAACGGACCCATACAGTTTACTTCTGTAGTGAGTTTGTTTAATTCCCAACTGATACCAACAAAACTTTGAGCCGCCAAGTTGTACACTTCTTGAGGCTTGATGCTTTGCATGATGTGATTCATGTTGTTCTCATCCGTTATATCACCAGTAATGAGTTCAATGTCGTTTTCAATTCCCAACCATTTGATATTTTCCAAGTTGGGATTTGAGTAGCGTTTGACTAGTCCATAAACATGGTAGCCTTTTTCAATCAGATATTTGGCAAGATACGGACCATCTTGACCCGTCATGCCTGTAACAAAAGCAGTTTTCTTCATGCTATTATGTATCACACACAACCGGTCACACTTGAATATCTTCCATGCCGGCCGAACGCAATCGAACAATATGTCCCATTTGCCACTGCTTGGTATCTAGTCCTTTGAGTATACCCAACCAACGATTGCGCAAATATGCCACTTCGTTTATGATAGTTTCGTAGTCAATCACTTCGTCTTCGCCGTCCACGTACTTTTCAGCGTCTCTGCTTGTAAGCGCACGAGCATAGGCTTCTAGATATTTTTGAAAATGCTTTCTACGTATTTTACGCAGTTGAATGTTGAGATAGTTTAACACCGCTTCAATCTCTTGCAGTTGATTAAACCTGTGTTCAGTTATACCAGGTAACGCGGTGATATTTTTTTCAACTATGCCGTAGATTTTACAATCCTTTTTGGCATCTTCAAGTTCGCGCTCGTAGTGACTGATAAAATCAGGCAAGGCATCTAAACCAGCAACTATGCGACTATACCACATGGGTGTTCTCTCTGGACACACTATCTGAATTATTTTTCAGATGCTGATCACAAATCTCGGCCAACCAAGGAAACATAGTTTTCCAATCAGTGCCCCGACGGCGATCTTTTTCGTCAAGAAAAATTTGTAGTTTATCTATTTCGGCAATGTCAACCTCAGACTGTTCTATTTCTTTTATTATACCTTGCATGTATATCTTTGCTATTTTGTGCTGTTCGGTGTCCTCTGGCATGCATGAAATAATCTTATCAAAATCTGATTTGAAAGTATCTCCGCCTAGTATTCCCGCGACCAAGTAAGAAGGTTGAGGAGTTATGCTAGAAAAAAAGTGTCCGACTGGTCTTGTCTTTCTCCAATTTTGTAACTTAATCAACAGCTCAGGCATTGTTTTTATTGTTAATATACTAATAGCCTGATTTATGTTTAGAGTGATCCATTTTTGCTGCAGTAAGTATTCAAAGTTTTTTTCCCAGGTGGCTAAATTTAATCCATAACGTACAAATTCTTGTTCTGGACCCCAGCAATCTATGCTGCATGTTAGATCAATCCTTTTGAGTTTTCTATCTACCAAAAGTTTTCGAAATTTCTCGCAAATTAATTCAAGTTTGCTTGAATTAATCTGAAGATTGGTTGAAATACCCAATTCTAAATTTGGGTGTGCGGTGTTTTCAAAATAATCTAACAATTGATAAAACTCAGGCTGATAAAACGGTTCTCCGCCCAACACGTTGAATCTTTTAAGTCCAGAAGATTTACGTTTCATATAGTCCCAAAATTTGTCAATCAGTATTGGCGCTTGATTTTCTTCTGCTTCGAGTATCACTCCACCTTTGTTAAATTTTCCAAATTTTATATTTTCTTGATTTATCTTTGAGCTCAGTCCTGGTATACAGTACAAACAACTCATGTTACACACGTTGTTGACAAAAACTTCTAACACAGTTGGGTCTACATGTATGGCTGTAGGATCAGTATCCAGAATTTCTGGATACTGATTTGGGATTGATAACATTAATTTTCTATCGCTAAACCCACCAGCTTGCTCAATTTTGCGACAGTAGTGACAACTGTGTTCGGGCCATCGACCCGCCAACATGTCCTTGCGTTCTTGCAACTTTTTATCAGTATTATGAAACTGATCAAAATTTTCTTCGTCTAGTTCTCCCCAACCAGTTCTGTGGCACGATGCTGTCTGTTTCTGAGAAAGATACAAAGTGCTCCAACTCCATTTTAACTGACATGCAGTATCAGTTTTAATAGGGAAAAACTTGTCGGCCATCAGTTTTCCCAGTCTTCGTCTTCGTCTTCTTCTTCTTCGTACTCATCTTCGTCTTCTGCCTCATAGTCCTTGTCGTTGTCAAGGTACGAGGTCAAAGCACGTTTGATATCCGAGTCGCCTTTGAAAGCGTTGCGAATGTCTTCCACGTCTGAATCATTATCCATCAAGATTTGTATCACAGTCTCAGCGGCTTCGGCACGGTCCACTGTGTTTACAAAACGCTTGAGTTCTCCCCAAATTTCGCTGGCTATTGCTTCACTCATCTGCTGTTTCCTCCGGAGTACTTACCTCTGCTTTCTGATTTCTAAAATCTGCCATGACCTTGTCCAAACAACCATCATCATTTTTTTCCCATGCCTTGCGGAACTTCTTGATAACTTCACCATCGCTTGTGGTAAACACTAGACTATTGCCCTCGCGCTTGAGCATTTCTTTTTTCTCAATTAAGTC